CGGGCTGGTGGATGCGCGAGAGATCAGAATACCACTCAGTACTGTGCTGAGGCTGTGGCTCTTCAAGAGAAGTGCAACAAGCTGCATGAGCGGTGTATGCACTTGGAGAACTACATTGATATCGAGTGTGAAAACAAGGAGATTCCTATGGAAGGCGAGATCACGGCAGACATCCGCATCGTGTGTGAGGAGATCCGCAAGAAGCGCCGAGTCTCTGTTGTTCTTGAGGCTTGGTCAGAGGAGTTGGATACGGTCACGCTGAAGATCGAAGATCATGACCTTGAGTCTGATCTCAAGTCAGGCACTGAGGTCAAGGTTCCCTACCAGTCTCTCATGGATGGCTTGAATGCTCTCAGGAGCGTCATCCGTGGATGACCCTAGGTCATTCATTGCAGAGCACAATGATCGCGCCCTGTTTATTGACGGACACGACAACGCGATCATTGGGCTTGGTCAGCGTTGTGGCCAGCTTGCTCTTGCTGTGTACGACAACGCGACAATCCGTGCCAACCTGATGGCTGAGGGCATGGATGAAACGGATGCCATCGAGTACTTTGACTTCAACATCCTAGGGGGCTGGCATGGGGAGAACACTCCGATACTCATGGAGCCCATCGATCCAGACAAGGACGAAGTCATCCGACGATTGAAGAAGGAGAACACGCGGCTGCTATTGCGGCTTGCGGAGTTTGAAGCCCGTGAGTACTGAATTCGACAAAGGGCTCCGTTCATGGGCTGAGGTAGCCCGTGCATGGAACGAACGAGAGAACAAGAACGATTCCGCTGAGTCCATCAAGGAAGCTGGTCTTCAGGCCATGAAAAAGCTGAAGAGGCTGCTTGAGGAGCAGGGGAAGACATACGAGGACATGGTGAACAAATGAGACTATTCCTAGACATCGAAACAAACATGATCGAGGACTGGATCCACATGACGGATCTCAAGACGCTGCACTGCATCGTCGTGAGCGTTGATGGTTCCGATCCTCGTCAGGTGACTCCAAAACAACTACAGGATCTGTGCAACATTGCAGATGAGATCGTGGGCCACAACATCATGGCATTTGATCTCCCAGCCTTGAAGAAGCTGATTGGTTTCGAGCCAAAGTGCAAAGTGACTGACACCCTTCTACTCTCTCGGTTGGTCTTCCCAGATCTCCGCAATGACGAATTCCAACTGATCAACGGAGGATTCCCCAAGGAGCTGGTTGGCTCACACAGTCTGCGGGCGTGGGGACATCGTCTGAACATCCACAAGGGAGACGCTCCAAACTTCACCGAATTCTCGGATGAGATGTTGAAATACTGTGAGCAAGATGTTCGCGTTACCGTGCGCCTATACGACCACCTAGGTGTTCATAGCGAAGAATGCATGGCTCATCAGTTGGAGCACCAGTTTGCAGAGATCATCCGTAAGCAAGAGTTCAATGGATTCTGCTTCGATGTCCACGCTGCTGAGAAGCTTCACTCCTCCCTGCTGAGAGAAAAGCTGGAGATCGAGGCGCAGATGCGGCTGGTCTTCCCCGACAAGATCATCGAGCGCGTCAGCGAGAAGACTGGCAAGAAGTTGAAGCCCAAGGTGGAGGAGTTCAACCCCGGCTCTCGCACACAGATCGCAGAGCGCCTCATCGAGAAGTACGGGTGGCAGCCAACTGAGATGACCCCAGATGGCCGTGCTCGTGTTGATGAAGCCGTGCTTGAGTCTCTGGAATACCCAGAGGCAAAATTCCTAGCGAAGTACCTGATTTGCATCAAGCGCCTTGGCCAGCTGGCAGACGGTGACAACGCATGGCTGAAGCTTCACATCAATGGAAAGCTTCACGGTCGTGTCAATACCAACGGAGCCGTGACTGGACGATGCACCCATAGCTTCCCCAACATGGCTCAGGTTCCAACGGATCCAGCCTACAGGTCGCTGTTCATTGCTCCTCATGGAAAGGTTCTCGTCGGTGCTGACGCTTCTGGTCTTGAGCTTCGTTGTCTCGCGCATTTCCTCGGCAGGTACGACAAAGGGGAGTACGCCCGAAAGGTCATCTCCTGCGACATTCACTGGGAGAATGCGAAGGCGTTTGGTCTGGCTCCTCAGCAGCAGCAAGACAAAGCGAACCCAAGCCACAAGCAAGCCCGCAATCAAGCCAAGGGAGGCATCTACGCCCTGATCTACGGTGCTGCGGATGCCAAGCTTGGACTTGTCCTAGGCGGTGATGCTAAGAAGGGCAAGAAGAGCCGTGCAAACTTCTACACGGCTGTCCCTGCCTTCCAGAAGCTCAAGGATGATGTCGAGCGGATCGTGGCCACAAAGGGCCAGCTCAAGGGCATCGATGGGCGTGTGCTTCCGATCCGCAGTGCTCATGCCGCACTCAACACTCTGTTGCAGAGTGCCGGAGCGGTCATCATGAAGAAGGCTTGCATCCTTGCTCATCAGGAGTACGCCAAGCGCGGCATCTCTGTGCAGCAGGTCGCTGCGGTTCACGATGAGTACCAGCTCATGTGTGATCCACAGGATGCGGATACAGTAGGAAAGATCATGGTCTCAGCGATCCAAGGAGCTGGGGCATCATTCGGCTTCCGTTGCCCACTGGATGGCGAATACCGTGTCGGTACGAACTGGGCGGAGACTCACTGATGGAACAGCCACTCGCATTTATTTCTACCGAAGACCTGCTGGCGGAGATCAAGTCCCGCTACGACGCAATGTTCTTCATCGGATACAAGCGATCCAGTTCAAAGCGTTCCGATTACCACTGCGCCACCAACTCAGATCCACACGAAGTGCTGGGCTTGCTTGAGATGGCCAAGGAGATCGCCTTAGACATAGGAGCGGAAAATGACGAAGAATGACATCTGCTACATGGCTGTAGATGGAAGAGACAACGAAGAAAACGCTGTCGAGCGGCTTTGTGAAATCGGAGACAAGGCTAAAGATAAATTCGGCTTTGGAGAGATTGTTGTGCTGTCGGCAAGAGAGCCACGCAATCCGCCGAAGCACACAAAAGTTGTAAAAATTCAAACGCTCGACTACAAGCAATACAGTCAGTTTGTGTTTTCGCAACTTCACATATACACCGATAAGCCATTCATTCTCATTTATCAAGATGATGGGTTTGCGGTACATCCTGAAAACTGGGATGACGATTTTCTGGCGTATGACTATATCGGAGCGCCATGGCCGCATCTTCCATGGTTTCCTTGGGCCGTTGAAGGATTTGATGTAGGAAACGGCGGCTTTAGTCTGCGAAGTAAAAAGCTTTGTGAAGCTTGTTCAGGACTCCCGTTTCCTTATGGGGAAGCTGAAGACATGGTTATCTCTGTTTACTACCGAAATTTACTTACTTCGCGAGGGTTTAAATTCGCCCCACTAGAAGTGGCTAAAAAGTTTTCTTACGAGCATAAAGTAGACCCTCTGCACACTTTTTCCTCTTCTTTCGGATTTCACGCCAAATTCAATCTAAACCTAGTGCCTAAAAATGACTAAACCATTGCCAGAAAAGTTTGACCAAGTCCATGTCGATGGCGACATCTTGATCTATGGCATCTGCTCGTCCTGCGAGTACTGCGCTAGGTTTGATGAGGATCTCGATGTGGTGTTCTGCAACATCAACGAGGCTCTGCACCTCGCTGGTAACACGCTGGACAAGTACAAAAAGATGTCCAGAAATGGCCATATCACCATCTACTTCACTGGGCAGGGAAACTTCCGCAAGGAGCTGTACCCCGAGTACAAGGCTCATCGCAAGAAGGTCCGCAAGCCAGCTGGGTATGCAGCCCTGAAGAAACTGCTGGACGAGAACTACCACTGCGTCACAGAAGATCGCCTTGAGGCTGATGATCTCATTGGCATCAACCACACCCGCTGCTTAGAGCTTGGCATTGAGTCCCTGATGGCATCCATCGATAAGGACTTCAAGACCATTCCTGGTTGGCTCTACAACCCAGATACAGACGGCTTTACCTACCAGACCGTTGCTGAGGCTGACCGAAACTGGCTGATGCAGACCCTGATCGGAGACAAGACCGATGGCTACCCCGGCCTTGAAGGTGTCGGGCCTGTCGGTGCTGAGAGGTTGCTGACGAAACACGGAGCCATTTGGCAGACTGTTGAAGAGGCGTTCGTCAACAGCGGATTCACCGCAGAATATGCGTTGGTCCAAGCCCGTATGGCCCGCATCCTGCGGAACAACGAGTACGATTTCGGGAACAAGGAGGTACGCCTATGGCAACCCGTGAAGAACTGATGGCTCTACATGAGAAGCTCTGCGATCAAGCCCGTGCTCTTTCCCGAAAAAAGAATCACGACTACAGCGGAGGTCAGGATGCAACTCACGCCTTCCTCAACTTCATCAAGTGTGAGGAACTGGGACTATGCAAGACGGAGACGGGTATTCTTGTCCGCCTCAGTGACAAGCTCTCCCGCCTCAACACCCTTGCTGATTCCAGCCTCAAGTACGAGGTGGACGATGAGCGCGTTCTGGACACCGTCCTCGACATCATCAACTACACGGTGATCTTCTACGCCATCCACGATGAGCGTAAGAATAAGGAAGCCGCAGGAGGTTTCTTCCTTGAATGAGTTTAAGGACGGAGAATTTCCGCCTGTTTCTCTTAGCCTTCTGAAGAAGCTAGAGGAGCTCATCCCAGAAAAGTGTCCCGATCTCACCATGGGTGAGCGGGATATTTTCTTTTACGCGGGGCAACGGGCGCTCGTTCGTACCCTGTGGCAGATCTACAACGAGCAGAACGAGGTGCAATGATGTGCATTGGTGGCGGAAAGAGTTATCAACCAACGGTAACTCCAACGACTCTTCCTACTCCGGCCCCGATTATGGCTCCGGCCATGATTCAATCAACCCCTGCTCCTGCCCGACCTGAAGACGCTACTGCGTACAAGAAGAAGGGTAAGCGAGGTCTGACTATTCCCCGCACCACCTCAGTGAATGTTCCGGGAGCCTAATCATGCCCCAAACCGCGAAGGCCACATACGCGCATCTTGAAAGTCAACGGCACAGCTACTTGCTTCGAGCCCGAGACTGCGCCCGACTGACCCTGCCGCACCTGATGACGGATGAGGGAGATCAATCGGCACAGCGCCTTCCGACCCCTTATCAATCTGTAGGTGCGCGAGGCGTTAATAACCTTGCTTCGGCACTTCTTCTGTCTCTACTTCCCCCGAACGCCCCTTTCTTTCGATTCATCCTTGACACTAAAGCTCAGATGAAGCTCATGGCACTTTCGCCTAATGCGAAGGGGGAGGTAGAGACAAGTCTTGCGGAACTGGAACGGCGTGTCAGCAAAGAGATTGAATCTCTTGGTATCCGCAGCAGCCTCTTTGAAGCAGTCAAACAACTGATCGTCTGTGGTTCTGTTCTTCTGTATTTCCCAGATGATGGGCCAATGCGGGTGATCAAGCTGGACCGTTTCGTGGTCAAGCGTGATCCAATGGGTAATGCCAAGAAGATCGTCCTTAAGGAGACCGTCTCTCCGGCAATGCTGCCCGAAGAGATCCAGCCTTTTGTGCGGTCATGTATGTGCTCCCACGATGACACCGTGGACATCTACACCTGTTGCCACACTCTGCCTAATGGAAAGGTTGAGGTCTACCAAGAAGTAGAAGGAGAGATTGTCCCAGACTCTTATGGGGTCTACCCAGCAGAACAGAATCCATTCTTGGCACTGCGGATGAACAGAGTCGATGGAGAGGACTATGGACGCTCTTATGTTGAGCAGTACCTCGGAGATCTGATTTCTCTTGAGAGCCTGTCCAAGAGCATCGTAGAGGCCGCAGCAGCATCGTCTAAGGTGCTCTTCCTAGTCAACCCCACTGGAACTACCCGAGCTAAGACTTTGGCTCAGGCTCCAAACGGAGCGATTCGTGAGGGTATGGCTGCCGATGTCTCGGTGCTCCAGGTCAACAAGGGGCAAGATCTGCAAGTCGCGCTCAACACAGCACAGGGAATCTCTGAGCGTTTGAGTTATGCGTTCTTGCTTACAGAAGCTACAATCCGAAATGCAGAGCGAGTTACAGCGGAAGAAGTGCGTCTCGTTACGCAAAGCATTGAACGCCAGCTCGGCGGCATCTACTCAATCCTGTCTCAAGAGTTTCAGCTTCCTCTTGTTGGACGAATCATCGACCGCTTGACCAAGAGCAAGAGAATGCCGAAGCTCCCCAAGGACTTTGTAACGCCAACCATCGTCACTGGTATTGATGCTCTTGGCCGTGGTAATGACCTGAACCGACTGGATGTCTACCTTCAGGGCATTGGTCAGATCCTTGGACCTCAGATGATTCAGCAGTACATTGATGTCCGTGAATACATGAATCGTCGCGCAGCCGCACTTGGAATTGAAACGGCTGGGCTGGTAAAGACCGAAGAGCAACTTGCCCAAGAACAGCAGATGCAAATGCAATCAAGTATGCTGGCAAACCACGGCAATCAAGCCCTTAAGACTATTGGGGGCATTGCTCAAGAAAACATGAAACAACGCCCATGAGTACTCAAATAACTTTCACTCCCGAGCAACCCGTTGATCAGGCCATGGCCAAGGCTATGGCAGAGGCTCAAGCACCAGAGACCGCTTCCGCACCCGTGGATCGGCCTCAGTGGCTTCCTGAAAAGTTCAAAGCCCCGGAGGATCTTGCCAAGGCATACTCCGAACTGGAGAAGCGTTTCTCAACCCCTGCCGACAAGCCAAAGGCTGTTGAGCAGGCCGACGCTGGTACTCCGGGCGCTTTGAACTTTGAGCCCTATGCTGAGGAATACGCCAGTACTGGTGATCTCAGTGAAGACAGCATCCAGAAGATCGTGGCTCAGGGCATTCCAGAGAACCTTGTACGCAACTATGTCAACGGCGTGAAGGCTCTTGGGGACGCACAGACCCAGCAGGTCTACTCGATGGCGGGTGGTGAAGCCCAGTACAACTCGATGCTTGAATGGGCTTCAGAGAATCTTGAAGAGGGCGAGATTGATGCCTTCAATGAGATCATGGATGGCGGTAACACTGCGTCGATGCAGATGGCCGTCCGTGGTCTTCAGGCCCGCTATGTTCAGATGAACGGACAGCCAGCCAAGCTCATTCAAGGTGAAGTCACTGGCCCTTCCAGTGGAGCTTTCCGCAGCGTTTCACAACTTGTGGAAGCAATGAAAGACTCTCGTTACCAAAAGGATCCTGCGTATCGTCGGGATATTGAAGCACGACTTAAGACCAGTGATGTCTTTGGTGTCAACAATCGATAAGGAGCAACCATGAAGTCTTGGAAGACCACTCTTGCTGGAGTCGCAGCCATTCTTACCGCTGTTGGTGCTGCACTCACGGCTCTCTTTGATAACGATCCGAACACTGTGTTCGATATCGCAACCACCTCCGCAGCAGTCATGGTTGGCATTGGCCTGATCATGGCTCGCGATAACAATGTCTCTTCTGAAGAGGCTGGAGCAAAGTGAATGAAATACTCAAGGCGCTGGTTATGGCGTTACTTGAGTTCTTCGCGAAGCTTGCAGCAGAATCCCGAAAGGCCATCGAGGCTGATCGGGATTCTGCTGTTTTGCGTCGTGCTGGTTCTCGGATTCGCCAGTGGATGCACAAGAGCCGTGCTGATTCCGGAGTCAAGTCCGATCAGGATCGGCCCACAGACCCAAGGCAGGATCTACACCCTGATCAAGGGGGAGTGGGTTCTGATGGACAACACCGTCACAATCCCTGAAGGTTGGTATGTAGTGCCTCCTTCGTTTGTGGAGGAATCTAAGGAAGTTTCGCCTTCTTGACGGGTGAGACGGGTAGCGAGTTGTGGCCCCATGCGTGGGACAACCTCAAGAGTAGCGCCTACAGGTCAAGAACTGTTTCGCAACTCTTTCTAGGAAACTCAAACCATGGCAATTCAAGCAAACCCATCTCGTAGCGGCCAGAACCGCCTTGCTAACGACACGGACGCACTCTTCCTTAAGGTCTTTAGCGGAGAAATCATTACAAGCTTCGAGGAAGCCAACGTGATGATGCCACTCCACCGTGTCCGCACGATCTCCAGTGGTAAGTCCGCACAGTTCCCTGTTGCTGGCGTTGCTTCAGCTCAGTACCACACCCCCGGTGAATCGCTCCTTTCGACGGGCGCAACCACGGGCTACGGAAGCACGGGTTCGGGAGTAGCCGGAACAAACATTACCGTTGCGTTTGACGGCGGCTCGTCTAAGTACGGCACTAAGTTCGCTCACAGCGAGAAGACGATTCTCATCGATGATGTCCTTGTTGCCTCGACGTTCGTGGCTGACATTGACGAGATGATGAATCACTACGATGTCCGCTCGATCTATTCGACGGAAATCGGTCGAGCTCTTGCATACACCGCTGACAAGAACTTGATTCGTACCGTCATTGCAGGTGCGCGTCGGATCGGAGATCGTTTCGGCGGATCTAATTCGGCATATCTTGGTGCTCAGATCGATCTCAGCGATCAGTCGCCAACGGTTGCTTCAGAAGAACTGATTGCAGCTCTCTTCTCGGCTGCCCAGCAGATGGACGAGAAGAACGTCCCCATGGATGGGCGGTATGCGGTTCTTACCCCGGCCAACTACTACAAGCTGGTCAACGGTGACGGCGCAAAGATCGCGATCAACAAGGACTACGGCGGCAACGGTAGCATTGCTAAGGGTGCAATCGTTGAGATCGCGGGCATCCGTGTGTTCAAGTCTAACCACATTCCGCAAGTCACTGAAACTGCTGCAACCAATGTTCACAACGCAGCTGGCGTGAAGAACGATGTATTCGCCACTAACGGCGTTGGCTACGGTCAGGCCAATTTCTCCGCTACGCAGGGAATCGTGTTCCAGACCGAAGGCGTTGGTACGGTCAAGCTGATGGATCTGTCGGTTGAGTCCGACTACATCACTGAACGTCTCGGTACGCTCATGCTTGCCAAGTACGCAATGGGCCATGACGTGCTCCGCGAAGAATGCTGCTTCGAGCTGGTCGCCTGATCAGTTCCTCAGCCTAACGGCTGATACACAACACAAGGGCGGTAGGTTCCACTAGGAGCCTACCGCCCATTTATCGAGGTACTCAATGCTTACAAAGACCACCCAACTTGAAGCCATCAATACGATGCTCTCTGCTATTGGAGAGCCTCCTGTGAACTCACTGAGCTCACAGCGGGCTGATTCTCTGATTGCGGTACAGATCCTGAACGAGGTCAGCCGCGAGGTGCAGTCTTATGGATGGCACTTCAACATTGAGTACAAAGTCGTGATGACCCCAGATTCTTCTGGGTTTATCTACCTCTCAGAGAATGTTGCGCGTGTAGACACAGATCCAACCGAAGGTCTCGACATCATTGTTCGGGGTAATCGGATCTACAACAAAGCAACAAATTCGTATGTCTTTTCCAGCGCCATCACAGTGACGCAGATTGTCATGCTGGACTTTGAGGAGATCCCAGAGCCAGCGCGGCGATACATCATGATTCGTGCTGCTCGAATCTTCATGGATCGCATGGTGGGATCCGAGAAGCACCATATGTTCAACCTTCAGGATGAGGTCATGGCTCTCGGCAAGATGCGTGAATACGAGATGGACACGGCTGACTACTCCATCTTTGATGAGTACTCCACTGCCAGCATCATCATGCGTAACGCCTCATACAGGACTTACTGATGGCCCTGATTACCCAAGCGATCCCAAACCTTATTGGTGGCGTTAGCCAGCAGTCTCCGGCTGTCCGCAGTAGTAATCAGTGTGAGACTATGGAGAACGCTTTCCCCAGCGCCATTGAAGGGCTGATCAAGCGGCCTCCTTCAGTGAAGATCAGCGAGGTGCGGAAGCAGGCCGACAACGCCCTTCTTTCTCTTGCCAGCGAATCTGAAGGCAAGCCTCACATGATCATTCGGGACATTGCAGAGAAGTACATCTGCTTGATCCGACCTGACGAGATCCATGTCTACAACCTTGATGGAACACGCCAAACGGTTTACTACGACACTGGTGCAAAAGATTACCTGACTGGGGGAACTAGAGACACCCTGAAGGCATTGACGATTGCTGACCTCACCTTTGTGACGAACACGGCAACGTCAAACAACTCGACTGTAGTTGCAATGGCTGCGGACACGACCACCAGCATCAACTATGACCGGATTGCTTTGGTGTTCATCAAGCAAGACAACTACGCTCGTGAAACCAAGATCACGCTGCTCAATTCAGCTGGAAACGGTACGGATACATATACCCACACAAGTCCCCATACCACTGGTGCAAATAACGACATTGGTACAAACCATGTTGCAACCATATTGGCTGGGTTAATCAATGGTCAACAGAACTACACCGCAGTTGCTGTTGACGGTGTAATCAAGATTACCCGAAATACCAACTTCACCATCTCTGTAGAAGACGATTTCGGTGGTCAGGGTGCGGTGATCATTCGAGACCAAGTTCAACGCTTTGAGGATCTCCCATCATCAGCTCCTAATGGCCACGTTGTTCGAGTCCTCGGGGCTCCTGAGTCTGGCATCGATGATTACTATGTGACGTTTGAAGCAGAGAACGGAACTTTCTCCAAAGGTATCTGGCGCGAAACTGTTGCTCCGGCAATCAAGTACAAGTTCAACTACGCAACGATGCCCCATATTCTGATTCGTCAGAGTAACGGCACGTTCATGTTCAAGAAGGCTGATGGAACGACTCCTGCAAGCAATGTGCCAGCAGGGGCTAACTACTCAGCGTTCAAATGGGCCGAGCGTTCAGTAGGTGATTTGGAGACCAACAGCGATCCCACCTTTGTGGGAGACCGCATCACTAACATGGTGCTGTTCAAGAACCGCCTTGGCTTTCTTAGTGGTGAAAACATCATCCTGAGTGAAGCTTCGCAGTTCTTCAACTTCTGGCGCACCACAACTCTGGATCTTCCAGACTCGGATCCAATCGACATCTCAAGCAGTAGTCAGAAAATTAGCACCATGAAGTCTGGTGTTGTCTTCAACACTGAGTTGATTCTGTTTACCGAGTCCACTCAGCTGGTACTCCGTGGCGGGGAGATCCTGAGTCCAAAGAGCGTCTCGTTGCTGCCTATTGGTGACTACGAGTCGTATGCAGACATTCAACCTGTGTCCTCCGGTTTGTCTGTCTTCTTTACCTACAACCGTGGTGGTGGGTTTGCTGGCATTCGCGAATTGATCCCACAACCAAACATTGATGGTTCTTATGTCATCAATGGTCTTAGCGATCTGGTTCCTAATTACATCGTCGGTAAGCCAGTGACCATTGCTTCAACAACTCAAGAAGACATGATGGCCGCAGTGAGCGACGGAGACTTGTACATCTACAAGTATCTCCGAACTCAAGAACAGTCTCTGCAATCTGCATGGTTCAAGTTCACTTTCCCTGATGTGGCCACAGGTGGTAAAGCCAAAGTAATCTGGGCTGAGTTTGTTGATTCCTACTTGTATCTTCTGACGTTGCGTAACACTGCAAAGAACCCAGTTCTTGAACGTATGCGCTTTGGCGTAGATCAAACAGACGCAGATACTGTGGCTGGAGTCAATTGGCTTACCCACTTAGATGCTCGTCAGTACTTTGCATCAGGGACTGGAACTTACAACAGCGGTACAGGAGTGACTACTTGGACTCTTGCAAAGCCGTATTCGTACAGCGCAACCCTGAGTCAGATCTACACCACTAACGGACTGCGGATCAACGCTTCGGCGGGAACTTCGTACAACTCCACAACTGACGCAGCTGGCACAATCTCCGCACTAGGCAACTACAGCACTACAGCTGTTTGGATTGGCTATAAGTACGAGATGCTCTACCAGTTCTCTACGCTGTGGTTGCCTTCTCGCACTGCTGGTGGAATGGCTGCTTTACAAACCGGACGATACCAGTTGAAGAACATGAATCTTCTGTACGAGGACACCTCGTTCTTCAAGGTTCAAGTAACTGTGGGGGCAGATCAATCTCAATACGAATACCCATACACAGGCAACATCCTTGGGTCTTCTGTGTTGAATCAGATCTACTTGAATCGGGGCTCTTTCCGTTTCCCCATCTATGGAAAGAACTCAGAGACCACAGTCAAGATCATCAACGACACACCTTTGCCGTGTAAGATTGTCAGTGCGGAAGTCGAAGCCGACTACACCGACCGCGCACAGAGGTTTGCATGATTGAGACTAGACTGGCTCACCAGCACGACTGTTCCATCTTGGCCAAGCGACTGAGACAAGCTGATCTCGATGAGATTCAAGCAGCATCAGGCGTAACGCCCCAGCTAGCCCTGCGGAGAGGATTAGAACACTCAGCAGAGTGTTACACCATTATTCGCCCAGAGGCCGTCTACGAGCCTTTGGCTATGTTTGGTGTGGTCTCCATGGACCAAAACCCAGCTGTTGGTCAGGTGTGGTTTTTAGGATCTGACGAGATTAAGACTCACTCGATGGAGTTTCTAAGGAAGTCCAAAGGGTGGATCGAGAACTTCCACGCTGGCTACCCAGTTCTCTACAACAACATCGACGCTCGGAACACTGTGCATATCAAGTGGCTTCAGTGGCTGGGCTTCCAATTCATCAATGAACTTCATAACTACGGATACGAAGGACGAACCTTCTACCACTTCGTGAGGATGCACCATGTGTGAAGCTGTAACAGTAGGACTTATCGTTGGCGGCTTAAGTGCCGCATCTTCGGTAGCCGGACAAGCCGCTGCTTCTTCTCAGCAAAATAAGTATCTACGAAGCCAAGGAAAGGCTGGAGATGAGAACTACCGCAAGACTGTAGAAGCAGTACAGAAGGACATTGGGCTTCAAACCGACACGCTTGTCGCACAGCAGATGGAAACCATTGCCCAGCAAAAGCAGCAACTTCAAAACATTACTTTAGATGCTCGTTCTGCTTCCTCGGCGTATACAGCACTCCAAGCCGAGACTGGAGCTGAGGGACGTACTGTTCAAATGGTGCATGATCAGTTTGAACGGGAAGTGCTGAACTTTACTTCGGCTACCACACGCAACATCACAAACTACACAGCGCAGTTGAATCGAGAAGCTTCATCGATTTATGCTCGCGGTCAGTCCATTATCAATAGTGGATATCCAGCTCCACTACCTCCATTCCAAAGCGTAAACTTTGCCTCAAGCATTATGAGTGGAGCTGCTACAGGAATCGGGGCGGGTATTTCGGCCTATTCTGCACTTCAAGCCCCAAATGTTGGCGGAGGAACTTCAGGAGGAACTACTTCTAATCTTCCTTACGCCGCCCGAGCAGGAGTCTAAACCATGGCAAAGCAACGACCAACCCTTGGAACCTTTGCGTCTCCTACCTCACAACTGGTTCAGCCGATCCAAGAACAAGCTACTCCGCTTAATGAGCAAGCAATTCGGGATGCTTACTCGTTTGCTGACTCTTTCAGTGAGTTGTCCCAAGCAATGGGATCGCTCTATATCAATCTGAGGAAGCAGCAAAATGATGAGTATGTTCGCGAAGGCCGACAAGCTGTTCTTAGCAGTCGAAAGACCTATGCGGATCTTGAGCGTGAAGGAGCTATTCGTCCAGCGGAAAATCCGTGGATGGCTCTTGGAGCGCAGCAGGCTTCCGGAATCCTTGAAGCTGCCTCTGCCTCCAATGAGTTCCGGGGGCTTGTCGCGCAGAAAGCCGCAGAGAACCCAGAGTTCCTTGACGATCCTAAGCACTTTGATGCGCTAGCAGCTTCTTACGCACAGCAGAAATCCCAGCAGTACGCAAACAGTCCCTACCTGTCTGAAGCTTTCTTCGAGAATTTCAACCAGTCAGTAATCAAGCTTCAACAAGATAACTTTGAAGCCATTGAGGAATCTCGGTTCCAAAAGACTGTTCTAGCGGCTGACGCAAAAGTCCGGCTTGTCGTGGACAGTGTGGGGCCAAAGAGCACAGACGGCTTTGTACAGGACATTCAATCAGCTTTTGATGAGGCAGTAGCCAACTCCGGAGGACGATCTTCGGAGATCACTCAGGCATACGCCATGTCTCTGATTCAGATCATGCGTACCAACCCTGAAAAGGTTGACGAAGCTGAGATGATCTTGAAAAGCCTTAAGGCTGGAACTGGAAAGCTGATCGATACCTCTGCTGCCCAGAGTCTGCTTATTAAGTATGGAGCCGAGATCGAGAATCAACGCGAACAAGCAACGAGTAACGAAACTCGGATGCTGTTTGATGTTCAACGAGACCTTTTAAAGAAGTACGAGTCTGGCGTGTTCGGTGAAGGGGAAGAAGCACATATCAAATTGGTAGACGCATTTGATCAATACGCTGCCCGAACAGCTGGGAACATTTCTATTAGTGCGGCTAAGACTGAGGCAGAACGAGATTACCTGTATCGAAAAGCTCAAGCGATTGATAATGCACAGGCTGCTGCTCGTGAAGAGGCGTTGAAGCAAGCCGCTGAACTTGATAAGCAAGCTAAAGCTGATCGGGATGAAGCTTTAGTGCAAATTCAATCTGCTAAACAACTTGAACTAGGCTCGAAAGTTAGAAGCGGGGTTCCAGTTGAAACCGCCATTGATGAAATGGATTCACTTCTCGGAAACGCTCAATTTGGATATACACCAGAAGACCGATTGAAGTACAAAAAGTCTTCTGAAGAATACTTTAGAAGTCAAGCTTCTGAGTATCAAAAGCAACTTGGAGCACTAAAGACAACCAATGCTCGTGGTCGAATCATTGCAACTGCGGATGCACAGATCAGTAATTTCATTAGAGAGACAATCGATAATCCGATGCAAGGAACGGCGCAGCCTATAAACATTGCAGCCCTTCAAGCGTCGGCTGACCGAAGCTTTAGGGCCGCAGGACTTACAGAAGAGCAGCGTAAAAACGCAAAGGATCAGCTGTACTTTGATTTGACCTCAAATGCCAAAACACAGCTACAAAGTCAGCTGATGAGAACTCCAGCAAACGGGGGGATCGCTCCGATTGATCTTCCAACGCTTGAGCCTAGTTCTACAGATACTCCTCCGATTCGCAAGTACAAAGAAAACGCCCGTGCGGTGGAAATGTCCGCAATGATTTCCATTGATGAAGCATTTGGGGAAGAAGACACAATCGCTGAGTTGAAGAACATTGCAGAAACAATGCTGACTCCAGAAATTATCGAACAAGGAGTTTCTTACAAAGTAGCGGATCTTTGGAGAGCATGGAAGGCCAGTAAGAACGGCTATTTCAGGGAAGGTGTGTTCGGAACTGCCGCAGGAAAGCGCCTTGAAGTCTTGTTCAACAATGTCGATGTCAAAGTAGGACCAACTGCCGATTTTGACAACGCACTGGCAGATGCAGTAGCTGAATACTCCGTTTCCAGAGGCTCGGCAATCACCGATTGGACAAACATCACTGACGCATCTAGTGAGGCTCAGGGTCGTTTCAACAATCAAATGAAATCGGTACTCGAAGGCTTAAAAATTAGCCATCCCGATTCTCGAAAACTTTTGGAAAATTTCTACGGATCTGAAGTCATCCGTATTTTCCAGACCAGTCTGGAGCACCCTCTAAACCTTTCTAGAGCCATCACAGAAGCAGCAGTTTCGGTCAAAGATCAAGTTGTTGTTATTGACGGTTCTTTCTTGTTCCGCGAAGGAAAAATTGGGCTAGATGCTTACAACGAAGATCACTTCAGAAACCTCGCAAGGTTCTACGCGCCCGGAGTTGAAAATCCTGTCTTCTTCCCCATCAGCAAGTTGGCAAATGGAAACCACAACTACGCGCTGAGAGACCAAAACGGAAACATCGTTCAGAACCGTGTGTTCACTCTCGAAGACATTGCTGGCCCTGAAGCATTGAAGCGCTCTTTCTTCTACGAAAAAACTAAGGGAACAGAGCAGCGTTATTCTGAAACCCGTGGATTGAAGTTCGTTGACTATTCGGCCACATTTGAAGCGCAAAACAAGCGGATGCGGGATCTCCTGACACCCACTACGGAGTAAAAAATGAGCATCTTTTTCCAACCTCGTGGTCCGGCTGACATCACTATGCCGGAACGCGCACAGCAGCAGCTTGAAGCGCAAATCAACTATGAATCAAAGGTTCGAGAACGAACCAAAGATCAGGTGGATCCACTTCTTTCAGATCCATCGTGGTACTCGGGAGCTCTTGTCTCGGGGTTTGGCCGCATGGCTGCGGGAGCCGCGTACAAACTGGGGTTTGACATTTTCGACAACGACGGGACTTACCACATTCCGTTGAACTTTGAGCCTAAAGAAAAGCCCTACGAAAATGAGTTTGGATATAGCGGCCCAATGGGGACGGCTTTTGACTCAGACTTTGTCTATGGGCGAAATAACCTAGAAGGTCTGCTTGAGATGACCGACGATATTCCAAATGAAGATCGTCGCTTTATCTTGAATGCCTCTAACTGGGGAGAGTTCCAAGACCGTCTCACCATGTACCGCTCAAAAGATCCAGCGGTGGTTGAAGAGATGGCGGTTAACTACGGAGGAACGGCTCCGATCTGGGCAGACCTTGGCACAGACGCTGCGGCTCTTGTTGGCACAGCAATGATCACTGAGCCTCTTATGTGGCTGGGTACGGGAGCAAGGTTTGCCAAAGCCGGAACTGCTGCCGCTCAAGCCGCTGCCGCTGGTTCTGGAGGAAGTCAAGTTGCGGCAGCTGCTGCTTTGGCGCAGAGCCTCGCTAAGACTGCTCCCGTCATTAGTCTTGCCGAGCGTTCTGGCCGAGCAGCAGCTTTGGGCCTCATTGATCAAGCTTTGTACACGGGTGCTCGATACGGTTTAGACGATTTCTACCGCCCAGACAACCAACAGCTTTTGTTTGAGTTTACCGCCGCTATTGGAATGGGCGGTGCAGTTGGTGCGGCGCTTTCAAAGCGAATGGCTAATGATTTGATGCGGGGATACGCAGAAAGCGCATTCAGCACCCTTCCTATTACTCCAGTAACCGCAGCAACAATCCCCACACCTCCAAGCGGCGTGGTTATTTCTGGAGTCATCTCAAGCACAATCCCTGCTGGACCTTCCTTGATTTCTGGGGCTCAAGCAGGAGCTTTGGTTGGCTATTTGCGAAGCCGAAGCATCAATCCAAGCGTGTTTCTTAGAGAACTTAAAGCAGAAGGAATTATTGCTGATTCTGTTGGATCATTTGGGAAAATTCCAAACGATCCTCAAACCCTAAACGCCATCAATAAACACATTCGCTTTTCAGAAGTTATGGGCGATTTTGATGGTTCGCCTTTCCGTCTAGCAAACGAAAATACTTTGGGAGATGTCGGCGCATCAAGTGTGGCCAAAAGAGCTGAAGAAATTGTAAGAGGATTCAATGAAAAATTTGCGGGAGGAGATGAAACTGTACGAAGTCTTGCCGCAAAAGAACTGCCCACTCAAGTCAATACAACAATTTCGCGTCTGCTTCAAGATATGCGAGATGCGGGATATAATGTTAGGCGTGTGTCTGAGATCCCAAACGATGCAGATACCCTTGCAAAGCTCGATGCGTGGTTTGATGACATTGCTGATGGATACAACTCTCCTTTTGGGTTCCGGCGGAATACCCAAGCAACTACTCAGCCCATTCAAACGGGCAATGTAAAGTTTGCTCAACCTCCCGCTGCTGCCCCCGTCTCAGCAGGATCTCAAAATGTTCCTGCTACAACGGTTTCTGCCAATGTCCCCGCTACGGCAGCCCCCACAGCACAACGAATTACTCCTCATAACTTGGGCTCTGCTAGCCCACTTCCGGGAGTTGTACCCACGACCTCAAATCCGATGCAAGGACTTGATGCGGCTGTCCCGATTAACAATGTCCGTATTCCGTGGCTGAATAGGTTTCTCAATCAGGCAGCTTTGCTGCTGGAGAAAGACAAGAATCCTCTTGCGCGTCACTTTGCCTATAGGGCATTCTTTGCTCGGCGCGTTCTTTTGGATCCTGTAACAAATCAGCCTGTTCCGCAACCTCGAACAGTTGTTGAAGAATTGCGGAATGTTCTGGACATGGTTCTTGCGCGTCAAATTCGTATGCATGACGCCCACTTTCAACGGTTTGCCTTGGGCATTGGGCTGAACGACAAGGTGTCGCTCACGCGAACATCTATTTCCAGAGCCTTTGGTAAAGGTAAGACCGCAGCTAAGGCAGAATTTGATAATCGAGTTTGGGCTGTAATTACTTCTGGCGCTCCAGACGTTGATCCAACTGTAAACGCATTTGCCAAAGAGATGCGGCAGATGATGGATGAGGTTGCTGAATATGCAAATCAAGCCGGAGTTCCGGGATTTGAAAAGCATCGGATGCTTCAGAACTACTTCCCACGGCTTTACAACTTTGAAGGCATTCAAACTCTTACAGCCACTGCTTCCGGACGATCCGCATTCACCAAACTTCTTGCAGCAGCTTTAGAGACAAGTCCCGGAAGCCGTCAACTTCGCGTCTTTGATGCGTCAACAGGAACCTACAGGGTCTTGAACTTTACTGATATCGATCTTGCCGCAGAAGCATTCGGTAATCGGTTGATGGAACTTGCTGTAGGAGGTGAAGGAGCTCCTTTCCTCGATCTCGATCAAGCGATTATTGATGCGATTGAGAATATGCAAGGACCACTGAAAGAAGCTTCTAGTTCTCCGAGCCCTAGAGGCCGTACTCGCATCCTCTTGAATGAAAATGTAGAAATTGACGCAGGTTTTGATGTGTTTGGAACTGGCACAACAAAACTCAGGTTTGGAGATCTTGTAAACCGAGACTTGGTGAATGTCAGTAAGAAGTATTCCACTTCAGTACTGGGAGCTACCGCAGAACGAAGGCTTCTTAACATCATTGAGGAAGACTTGTGGCAACTTGGATTCCGTGAATCAGCTGTAGCTGGTCCGGGATCTGTCCGATTGAAGTTTGAAAATGTGGATGAGTGGGTTGGGTTCGCAAATCGAGAAGGGCAAGTCCGTGGAAAGGGGCCACTGACTCCTATTGAGTCCAACGCAATCGAACGAATCCGTGCCACTCTTAAGTTTGAGCCGCGTGTCGATACCCGATCATTGGGTAACGCCAAGATTCGGCGGTACATGGATGTCACAGACAACTACCTGAATGCGGGCCTAAGCGTTGTAAAAGGCTATACCTACTTGATGCTGGCAGGATTGTTTGGTGCGGCAGCAGCCTCGGAAACAGGACGTTTGGCGGGAACATTTGGAGCCATCAAAGTGATTCGCGAGCTCCCACTTGCAGTGAATATGCTGCGTGAATGGGACGATTTGACTCCACAACAGCAGGGACTTACTGCGATGTTGGATCAATTTGGAATTATGACCGACCGCCTTCGTCGAACGGTCTTCAGTACGCCGCAAGCAGAAATTCAATTCTCTAAGCGTGGAAAATTTCGTCAAGGATTGGGAACAGCTTCTAATGTGTACGCCGATGTAACTCTACTTGCACCGATTACCAGTTTCACACAAGGGTTGACTGGCTTGACCATGTTGCAACACCTTTTGGAAATGAGTCGAGGGCAAGTAAAGAGGTTGGACGATTCCACCATCTTGAGCCTTGGTCTTACGGTCGAGCAATATGAGAAAGCTGGAAGGTTCTTGAATGCAAACGCCGTGACTAAGAAGTCAGTTGGGCGTGATGCCATCATCGATATCAAGAATATCAACGACCCAGATTTTGTGTATGTCCGCTCGGCTGTGGACCGAATGGTTAAGACACGAATTCAAGATGTTTCCACCATTGCTGATACTTCGTCTTACGCTGACTACGCATTTGCTTCTTTGCTCACTCAGTTTAAGAACTACAACCTCAAAGCGATTGACAACCTGCTTCTTCAGAACTACTCGCGCTTTTACAACACACGAGGCACTCGTGCAAAAGCGGCTGCGGGAGTCAGAGTTGCTGCTGAAATCGCAGCTTCTTTCTTAGTCGCGGGACTAGTCAAACAAGCCATTACCGTTGTCCAAGCAAAGAATGCAAAAGATGCGGGCGATTTGGAAACCTATTACAAGCTTCGAGAAAACATTGGTTTGAAAGGGTTTGCAAAACAAGGGTTGCTGGGGCCGGGAGAACTGTGGTTGCCTGTAATGGCCACAGAAGCAGCATGGTCGATGTTTAACGAAGAGCCCTTACTTAGTCAGTTTCGTTTTAGTGGTGGGGATATGTTGAGCTTCCCAGCTAAAGAGGCTCTCAAAAATATGTCCAGTGCTGCCTCAGATGTTGGGGGTGAAATCATGTATCGCCTCGATCCTGACAATCCAAATACTCGATTTATTACACGGAACACGACTAACAACATTTTCAAATCAATCCCGCTGCAAAACTACCCACCAGTATCTCGATACTTCGATCAACTTGAGCAGTACATCAACGACGAATACGACCTTCCCTACGAGCAACCGCGTCGGTAGAGTTTAAGGAGCTATAAACCATGCCTAACCCCCTGAGCTATGTCCTTCACAACGGAACTGGGTCTCAAACCTCGTTCTCGTTTGCGGGCATTGATGACTACCTGAGCGTTGGCTACATCAAGGTCTACCTGAATGATGTACTTCAAACCACTGGGTACACCATCAATGCTGGCGCAGAAACCGTCAACTTCAGCCCTACGGCTCCTGCCAGTGGCGTGAAAGTCAAGATTGCCCGAGAGACCCCAAACACCTCTGCGGGGTTCACTGGGAACATTGTGGACTTCTCCAACGGCTCAGTCCTGACCGCAGACGATCTGGATAAGGGCTTTAAGGGACTGCTCCACATCGTTCAAGAATCCAACGACACGGGCTCTGGAGCCCTTGGGAAGACCACGGATCAGTTGGGCTGGAACGCTGCTGCGCTGCCTGTAAAGAACGCTGGACAGGCTATTGACCCCGGCGATCTGGTGACCAAAGCTCAGATGGATGCGGTATCTTTGTACGGAGCTTCGACCATCCCTCAGTCGTGGGCGTTCACTGGTACTGGATCGCAGACCTCGTTCACCTTGAATCCACTGCCCAGTAGCACCAACGCCGATATGTTCATTGTCGAGGTTGGGGGAGTGTTGCAGCGTCCAACAACCGATTACTCGCTCACGACAAATGCCTTGGTATTCGTAACTGCTCCGGGAAACAACATTGGGATTCGTGTACGAAACTTTGGTGTTGCGCGTAACGCTTTGGATGTTGTGCCTAACGGCTCGATCACCAATGCATACATGGCTACAAACTCAATCGCTACGGCCAACATTCAGGATGATGCAGTCACTGCTGCAAAGCTTGCAGATAACTCTGTGTTTACCCTTGCAATTCAGGATGACGCAATTACTCAGGCCAAGATTGCCGACGATGCAGTAGGTAACGATCAGATGGCTGTGAACTCAGTCAACACCGATCAGTTGGTGTCTTTGTCGGTTACAACTCCAAAGATTGCAAACAACTCAATTACCAGCGCGAAATTTGTCGCTGCTTCGGTGGATACTACCGCGCTTGGGCTGAATGCGGTCGCGCTGGACAACATGAAGGGCTCGGGTTTTACCACGAACACTGGAACACCGCGTCTTCTTCATGTGGATGGGGCGGGTTTCTTGTCGGCAAAAAATCTTTCCACGATTGGCTTTGGTGGCGTTATCGCAGCTAATCTTAACTTTGCTGACTCATATAAATGCCTTGGACTCACCGCTCCTGTGGCTAACGGAGATGCTCTCAGGTACAACGAAGCTTTTGATGCAGATCAAATTGCATCCGGATGGAAGCTTTCAACACCTTACAGCACTGCTCGTCGGCACTTGATGTTTGGCACTTCAACACACAACAGTTCCACGATTACAGGCTCTCCGGAAATTGCAACATTCTTTGAGTTAACTGGGGGAGGATTTGCACAGCTTGGCGTCAAAACTGGATATGGAAGTTGGATGGTCATGTATTTGACCTTGAATACAAGTAGTAATGCTGTTACTGGATCGGGCGTAATTAAGCTGGATACAGGAACGCCCCAGACTGTTCAAGTTTCGAATAGCAAAACCCTGTTCATTGCTTTGAGGTACTCGTAATGCCCCTAAACACAGTTGAAGCCGTAATGAGCACTGGACTTCTCCAGACAGCAAACAATCTGTCTGAGATCCGTCCGTACACCGATCAGTTGTTTGCTGTAGGCGAAATCAAGTTGATTGCTTCAGCCTCCGCTCCTAAAGGAACTTTGGCTTGTAATGGCGCATCCGTCAGTAAGACAACTTACGCACAACTGTTTGACAAGATTGGTTACACCTACGGAGGTTCGGGATCAAACATGAATCTTCCGAACATCACCGCTCCAGTAGCAAACACCGTCTACATCATCAAGGCATTTGAGTACGAGCCATGAATGAAGAAATCTTGTTAACTCTTGGTCGATTAGAGGGCAAGGTCGATGCCATGATGACCTCTCTTAGGATGCAAGAACAAGAACTTAAAATTCTAGATAAACGAATTCGAGAACTAGAACAAAGTCGAGCGTGGATGCTTGGGGCAGCCGCAATCATATCCATTCTTGCCGGATTCATCGTCAAATTTGTCAACTAAAGGACTTAAATGTACTCCCACAAAATTGCTTCAGGTCTTGCTCCTAGCGCAACCAGTACTACGTTCAGCCTTGGATACAACATGGCTGATCTCCGAAACCGCAACAACATTGGTGTTGTTCAGCTTATTCAAGAAAGCGGATCAGGAATGAACGTCACTCTAAAGGGAAGTGCTGATGGAGTTGCGTTTATCGAAATTGCAACTGGAATTACGGCAACCACAGGAAAAACTGTGGCTCTTATGCCTTTTCTGCAAGCTACTTCAACTGCTTCTGGAACCGGAACAGCCTCTGTTTACATCGTTCACTGAGGAACCATGAACAACCTACTAACGCTCAATTCCTTGAACTACTCGGTCAGGGCTAACAGCGTTAGTCCTAACAACGCGCTTAGTGGTGTGTTGGTTCTTCCCGATATAGACATTACGACTACGTCAGCAATGATTGGCTCTTTTACTTCAACGCTGGCTACACCGGGAACGATTGGTTTCACAACAAACACAAGCACTCAGTTAAGTACAGTCAATACCAACATCACGTTGAGTTTGACTGTGAGTGGGGCAAACAGTGCTTATTATCGAAAAAGTAGTAGTAGTTTGCCCCCTACCGATCTACAAACCAACGACAATTTGTGGACTCAGATTCCACTAGGAGTCACATATGTAGATTTGGAGGATGGTGAATATATTGGATTTGGGTTTTACTACTTGTTCTCACCCGGAAGCATTGCAGTCCGAAACCATTCAAGCGGTGTCTCAACTACTGGGACTATTAACGTAGTTTAACCATGCACAATCGATTTACCATTCAAGCTTTTGCTTCAACACTAAACGACGGTTTGTCATTTGGATTAAGCATGGCTGGAGACACAGGAGTAGACGTAACTCCAGATCCCGTCAACTGGTTGAATATTTACACACAGCAATCCACTGCTTATGGATACAACCAGCAACGTCTTACTGGAATATCAGAAGCAATTACCCTAAGCGTTGCTACCAATGCTGGTGGACTTCAAAGAAAGGTGTCATCAGAACCTTTCATCCTAGACCCAAATTCAGGATGGACTGCTACAGCCAATGGGGCCACTTTTTCTGTTCTCCCAAATTACTATGTAGGCTTTAGAGTTGTTGCCACAAAACTAGGACAAACCACGACAACAATCTCAAATGCCTCAGACGGTAATGCAGTTTTAGACAGCTTTGTCTCCACGGTTGGTACTGATCCTGAACCTCCTGAATACCAAGGAGAATTTGCGGCTTACGGAACAGGGTGGAGGTGGATGGTCACGGCTACCGCCAGTAATCAAACTAACGTGTTTCAGTACGCATCGACTCAACTAATGACTGGCTTTACGGTCACAGACGACAATGGAGATGTTGCCGGAACGGGGTTCTTTCTTGGTAATCAGTTTTATCAAAGCTATTTCCCCACATCGACTCCTGCTTTGGCTTTCCGTCCAAGTTCCGTTTACGGCTCCGCGCAAGTGCGGGCTCAAAATTTCATCAACGCCTTTCCAAACGGGTATATCAAGGTGTATGTAGGCACACCCGCAACAAACGGAAATCAAGTAAGAACTTTGGCCACAAATGAGGTGTTTGCTCAAAACCCACAATATGTTCTTTTTAGAGGCGGGTCTTACTTTGCAAATCAACTGTGGCCTACTGACGCACCAGTTCGTATTGAGTTCTACACATCGTAAGGAAACCCATGGACGAACTCTTCAAACAACTACACAACGCCCTAGGGGCAGAACTGCTAAACCGGATTCAATCCGGCGAATGCAGTCCTGCTGACTTGAATGTGGCTAGGCAGTTCCTAAAAGACAACGGCATCGATGCCAACATGAAGGCATCTGCTCCTCTCTTGAACCTTGCAAAGGTTATGCCGTTTGATCCCGACGAGGAGGAAGCCGCATGAGCGAGGCACAGGACAAGCTCAAGGACTTCCGCAACTTTGTATGTCTTGCGTGGGATCACCTTGGGCTTCCTGAGCCTACGCCTGTGCAGCTGGACATTGCCCGTTATCTGCAAAAGGGACCACGCCGTCGCGTCATTCAGGCGTTCCGTGGCGTTGGAAAGAGTTGGCTGACAAGTGCATATGTAGTCTGGAGACTGCTGCACGACCCCACACTCAATGTGCTGGTGGTCTCTGCATCCAAGCAACGAGCAGATGACTTCAGTACATTCACCCTGCGGTTGATCCACGAGATCCCGTTCTGCCAACATCTGAAGCCAAAAGACAATCAGCGCAACAGCAAGATTGCCTTTGATGTCGGCCCTGCTCCTCCAAGTCAAGCTCCCAGTGTTGTCTCCAAGGGAATCACCAGCCAGATCACTGGTAGTCGTGGTGATTTGATCATTGCGGACGATGTCGAGTCTCTCAACAACTCGGCTACCGCCATTATGCGCGACAAGCTGTTGGCAAGCACGGCTGAGTTTGAGGCAGTCCTGAAGCCCGGTGGGGAGATCATCTACCTAGGTACGCCTCAGACAGAGCAAAGCATTTACCATGGGCTGGCTGAAAAAGGATATGTGACCCGCATCTGGCCAGCTAGGTTCCCAGAGGAGCGTCTCAAGACCGCCTTTGGAGAGAAACTGGCTCCGGTGCTTCGTACTGGCAAAGTTGGAGACCCAACCGATCCTAAGCGTTTCGATGCTATGGATCTGATGGAGCGAGAAGCGTCATATGGACGCACTGGGTTTGCGCTCCAGTTCATGCTGGACTCGACCCTCAGCGATGCTGATCGCTACCCGTTGAAGATCAACGACCTGATCGTGTTTGGATTGAATCCGGAGAATGCTCCGGAGAAGCCCATCTGGGCAATGAATCCAAACAACATCGTCAAGGATCTGCCCTGTGTCGGTTTCAACGGAGATCGCTTCTACGCACCCATGGAGATCCAAGGACGCTGGATTCCGTATGAGGGTGGCATCATGGCCATCGATCCTGCGGGCCGTGGTGGCGACGAGACGGCTTACTGCGTGGTCAAGATGCTGAATGGCTTCTTGTATGTGACTGCCGCAGGAGGCATTGCTGGGGGCTACGGCGAAGAGGTCATGAAGAAGCTGACCAGTGTGGCCAAGAACCACAAGGTCAATCTGATCCTAGTGGAGTCCAACTTCGGTGACGGAATGTTCACTGAGCTGTTGAAGCCGTACCTGCTCCGTGAGTACCCATGTACTACCGAAGAAGTCAGGCACAACATCCAGAAGGAACGCCGAATCATTGACACTCTTGAACCAGTCTTGTGTCAGCACAGGCTGGTCTTGGATGTCGGAGTCATCAAAAACGATTACGAATCCACCAAAGCATATACCAGTGAGAAAGCTCTTCACTTTTCTCTTATCTGGCAACTCAGTCGAATTAGCAGGGCCAAAGGTTCTCTGTACCACGATGACCGTCTTGACTGTCTGAGCATGGCCGTTGGGTTCTGGGCTGACAAGATGGCTCAAGATGCAGACCGCAAGATGGTCAACTTCAGGGAACAGGCGATGCAAAAAGAACTAGAGAGGTTTATGGAACACGCTGTAGGCCATCGTCCCAAGGAGGACACATGGATGTAGACGAACTGCAAATCCTGATGGCTTCTGTTGTTCTGTTGTATGAAGACCATCTCAACTCAAGTGGTCATATTCGCACCGCCAAGGATCTGGCCCGAGGTATGCGAATGATGCGTGAGTCTGTTTCACCCGAAATCATGGAAATGTGCAAGGAGTTCAAATGCCAAGTCCCTGCGACGGAAAGAAACTGAACAAGCCTTTCCGTACTCCTGGTGGACCAAAGAAGTCCGCTGTATGCGTCAAGGATGGAGAGAAGACCAAGGTGGTCCGCTTCGGTGATCCCAACATGAAGATCAAGAAGCACATCCCCGGACGCAGGGCCAACTTCCGAGCTCGCCACAACTGCGACAACCCCGGACCAAAAACAAAGGCACGATACTGGTCGTGCAGGGCTTGGTGACCCATGGCTAAAGACGCTTGTTACCGGAAGGTTATGCGATCCTATGGCAAGTGGTCTGCCCGTGCAGCCCAAGCCACAGCCAAGTGCCGTAAAGCCAAGGGAGATGTCCGTAAAGGTGAAGCAGGAGCCAACCTGAAGCGTTGGGAAGACGAGAAGTGGAAAGACACCCGCACTGGTAAGCCTTGTGGTGGGGGAGGAAAGAATGAGTACTGCCGACCTTCTGTAAAGATCAGCAAGAAGACTCCTAAGACCGCAGGTGAAATGTCCAAGTCTGAACTGGCTGCCAAGAAGCGAGAGAAGCTCAAGATTGGTATGCGCGGAGCCTCTGGAAAGAAGACAAGCCCAGCTAAACGGTGACCAAAAATGGCTAGAAACTACAAGAAAGAATACCGTGAGTACCATGCAAAACCGGAACAGATCGGGCATAGATCGAACCGGAACAAAGCACGAAGACTCATGATCAAAGAAGGAAAGGTTCGTAAGGGAGACGGTCGTGAAGTAGACCACAAGAACGGAAACCCCAAAGACAACAGACGATCCAACCTTCAGATCATGAGTCGTAGGGCTAATCGGAGGAAAGCTTGAGCTCCCCCTATATCCTTATATATGGTCACTACAGTATTCCTGTAGTTTCCTATAAGCTTACTGAAGGTGACTTTGGTGAATTCTCCTTCTTTCCTTATCCTAGAATCACAGTGAATACAGGGTTAAAGAAAGAAGTAGAAACTAGTACTATTCTCCATGAGGTCATGGAGATGATCTCTGAGATCAATGGGCTCAACCTTGATGAGTCTCAGATCCGTACTCTGGAGGTTGGTCTCATGTCTGTCTTCCTTCAGAATCCTTGGCTGGTTGACCGTCTTCGGAAAAGCCAGCAGGAGCTCATTACAGACCATCTTGATTGGCCCCCTAGTCAGACCCTACCGGACAGTCCGGAAGCCTTGTAGTCAATTCTAGCCCTATTAGAAAGAAGACCATGAAGAAGAAGCGTTCTGAACTCAAGATCCATGGCAAGAAGCACGAAAAAGGTGAGTCTGCCAAGTTTGAAAAGAAGGAAAAGAAGATGAAGGGTTACAAAGAGAAGTACTAGGGTCGAATGTTTGAAGAAAAAATCTGAGAGGGTTTGATAAGCTGTTTGAAATTGAAATACCCCCTATACACCCAGTATTAGGATTTACCAGAAGTTACCTATCGCCTGTTAGAAATTACCGACGCCATTTCAAACAGCAATGAGCAGGCAACTCTGAAAATGATTTGGAATTTCAGATGGGTTTGGGGAAATAAAGAGGATTCCTTTGGCGTGCCAGTAGTGCAGCGGGAGGGGTGAGCCTATGGCTTTACCTTCCCGTTTGTTCATCTCTATCACATCCAAGACAACCAAGACATCCTCTTGTCTACGCTGTCTCCATTGTTGTGCAATGCTGTCTGCATATGTCTCTGTCTTACTGTACTTCTGTCTTCAATAAACACACCAACACAATCTACTATGGTTCAGCCCGCCGATAACAATGTCCATCTTTGTTCACTCTGCGAGACACCTTCGGTTTCTCGCGCTCTTCCCTTTGTTGTGTAAGCAAGACCATCAGCAGTTGTAATGCCCATCATCAACAGGAGCTCACTGCGTTCGCTCTTGGATTACTTTCGCTGCGCTTCGCTTGCGACCAAAGAGAAGAGACTCTTTCTCTTCTCTCTGGACTCTCATCTCTATCTTCTCCCCCATGATGTCAGATTGACTCCTTCCGATAACGCTGCGAACCACGGCCCCAGATTATCGGACGATAAGCCTAGGGAAATGCATTTCCTTAGGGTCGAAACTTTCTATCTAACTTTCGCCAAACTTGGCAAGAATACTTGCACCGGCTCCAGTTTCTGCTACGATTCCCAAGTCAGCGGAACGATTCCGCGCGACCCGCACCGAACGGAATTCGGAGAGACAAACGAAAGGTTAGAACAATGTCAAAGACCACGAACACGAACGCCGCAGCCGAGACCATCACGGAACAAGTCCTTGCACGTCGCCGCCAAGCAGCACCAGTCACCGCACCTATCACGGAAACGACGGAAGAAACGACAGTGTACAAGCGAACCGCCGCAGACATCGCCGCCGCTAA